AGGGCATCGGCGCCACTTTTGCGTGGCTCAAGAAGGCTGCGGCCGGAGCTCGGGATACCGCCATCACTGGCGCTCCCTTGCTTCGGTCAACAGTCTTCTTGATCAGAAAAGTCTTGATCGGCTGCACCTCTAGAGATGCACTCGACCAATTGGCTTTTCTGGGCCGAGCCCTCCCGGCTGGTGACGCGATCGTCCGTTCCCGTGCGCTTGTCGCGCATAGGGACGTGATGACCTCATCACCTACCACTGACACCGCCCTGAGAGCCTCTGCACGGAGGTTCGCCACTTGGTTTGCCCGAAAGCATCTCAAGAAGACGGATCTCCGCGAAACCGTAGCTCCAACGCCTTCCGCCTCGAATGTCTGTTCGAGGAAGAACGGTGGAGTTAGGGAAGAGGCTCGTAGGTCTCATCGTAACTGGATAGCCGCAACCCCATCAGGATTGTGGAGCCGTCCAGACGCTTTGACCTACATGGACTATAACGATTTCTTCCTCAAATCCGAGGTTGATTCCGTCAGGTCCAATCAGGGATCCGCCGATGTTGCTCGGTCTGCTGCATATCTCACAGCTACCGAGAAGATGGTCCACAGGGTGACCTGCGTGCCGGAACGCGGGTGGAAGCAGCGGATTGTGTCCGCTCCTCCTGCCTACGCTACGGTCGCAGGTTCTCGTCTTAACAAGGCTCTTCTGAAGGGAGTCTCTCGTTATGGGCCCTGTGCCGCGTTTTTGCGGGGTGACCGCAAGGGTGCAGTTGAAGAAGTTGTCGCCGGGTCTCGACCTGGTGACTCCTTCATTTCAACTGACCTTACAGCGGCCACCGACCGTCTCCCTCGCGACCTCGTTTTTGACGTGGTCATGGGAATCATCGACGGATGGGATGGCTTACCAGCATTATGGTCAGAGGCCTTGATCGCCCTTACGGGCGACCAATTCCTCTCCTACCCTTGGGGCCAAGAGGTCAAGTCCACCTGTGGCGTGTTGATGGGTCTCGGGCCTTCGTGGCCCGTGATGTCCATCATACACGCCTGGTGGGCTGAAACCTCCTGGTCCGTGGCAGGATGGGACCCTCGCAGGCAGCTACGCACCTTCGCCATTGGCGGAGATGACCTAGTTGCCCGTTGGCCTCGTGAGGTGATCGAAGCTTATCGGTCGATTGTTTCTTCTTGTAATGGAAGAAGGTCGGCCGGTAAGGACTTCGACTCACCCACGGCGGCCAACTTCACGGAGATGACAATCTTCGTGAAGCGAGGATCCCAGACCGTGCGCTGGTCTAAGTCGATTCCGGTGAAGGGGCTCGTAGGGACAAGCATCGATGAGATCGGTGCGTCCTTCGAGTCCCTTGGCTCAGACTCCGGGCGAACCACGAAGGGACGCAGGGTTGTCAAGACCCTGTATCCATCGTGTTGGCAGGCTTGCAGAGACGTTCGCGTCTCTCCGAGTCTGCCACGTTCGCTCGGAGGTGCTGGTTTGCCCCCGGCAAGGGGGTCGGTCGCAAGGATTGACATACCCTTGCGACAGAGGCTGGCACTTGGCAAGTTCCTGTATGGATCAGGCCAAGCGACAGTCCCCCTGGGCCCACCCTCATGGGTGGACGCAGGCGACCCCTCTGCCTGGGAAGCGCGCAAGCACGCTGAGCAGCGACTGGCTGGTGCCCTTGAGATCGGGATACTCCGTTATACGACGGAACCGCGGTCTCAGGGCATCAATGGGAGTCATAGGAAGCTGGTCGTCGATTACCTCGACGATCAGGGATCCTACTTCTCCCGGGCCAGAGTGTTTTCGGACACTCCGTTCCCTCCAGTCGCCACCAAAATCGTGTCTGTTCGGAAATACAGTCGCCTTGTCAACGACTGGATTAACAAACAGATCCGGGGGGGGGTACCGTCCAAGATGGCTTTGTCCAATCGGGTGAATTCCCGGTGGGCATTGCTATCAAGGGCGGGTGAGAACCGAGCTAGATGGTCCCTCGACCTTTTGGTCGAGAATCCATCTGGCAACCACCGTCCCCTCCTTTAGGGGAGGGGAGGTGATTGCCTGCTCGGAGGCCTATCCGCTGTGAAGCGGACACTGCACCATGCGATG